TACACTCCCAATCGATTCTTGGACATCATTCACATTATGTATCAAGCGCTTCAAGTCATTGTGGCAGGCGTCATTGCCTGGGCCCCTGATCTGGTTAACGCCATTATCAAGACCTTTACCACGACTTTCGAGGCAGCAGGTACGACGGTCGACATTTCGCTATTCGTGGCACAACACATATCAGTGTACACGATCACAGCGTTTGTCGTTGTCTGTGGTGTAGTCGCAATGAATTTAGAGGAGATTCGCGCAAGCGTCCGTACGTTTTTGGCTGCGTACGAAGAAGTGATTATGCGTATGCGTTATCACTTATACATGGCAATTTCATTAGTTTCCAGTGCCCCAGTGTACGTGCCAGCTTTGGCTGTCCTGGTGTACGAAGGATCCATTATTCGAGCAGTCGTCTACGTCGTTTTCACGGCGAACTTACGTAAACTCGCAATAGTGGTTAACCCTCACAAGGTAACACGTCCACCCGTCACGGTTCAGACGTTGTACGCCAACATTGACGGTAAATTCATCCCAGTGGAGACCGCCCCCGCGGCGATTAATGAAATGGCTACCCAAGTCACGGTCACCAAAAGGCCTCGTCTCAAACACGAGGTCATTCTCACCACCACCACCAATACGTTTTTAGGTCAAGCAACACTCGTTAATCGAGGAGCCGCTTCCTATCTCGTTACAGCACTCCACGTCATTGACGGCGAGAAGCAGCTGGTGGCTGTTGCAGGAGACCACGCTTTGAAGATTGATTTAAACGATTTCGAGCACGTCATGGACGTCGCGGTTATTCCCGTGGACAACAACTTTTGCTCCCGCTTAGGCCTTAAGGCTGTTGCGATTGCTCAATTAGATTTGTCAACAGTCGTCAAGACTGCTTACTCCATGGATTCGAAGAACTGGCGTGAGTCGATGGGAGGAATCCCTAAACCCACAGCACCAGGAGACGCAGGTCACGCAAAGTACACTTACACTCACAGCTCTAGTACGGAAGCTGGCGCGTCAGGCGCCGGCGTTTTCCAGAACGGTAAATTTGTAGGCGTTCATTGCGGATCTGTCCCCAACAAAGGTCTCAATCGTTTTCAATCCTTCATCCATTTCCTTCTTCAAGTTAGATCAAAGAGAAGTAAACTCGCCATTCATGCTCCTTACACGGAGTCTTCCGTTTCGACGGGAAGTTTGGAGGAGTTTATGGACGATGACATCGAAGATTTCATTACTTCAAGATTCACGAACAAGCACTACGACGATGACGAGGCTCAAGAGCTTCATGAGTTGTTGCGCGAAAAGAGAGTTTTTGAAGAATTGAGATCTGAGTTAATGGATCTTCATCTTCAAGGGTATGGTGTTAATTCGGCGGAGGTTAAGTCCACCACGAAGAAACACAGGGCACGTTTAACACACGAATCGGCAAAAATCAAGCAAATTAGGATAACCTACAGCTTCGTCACTGACGAGGAAGAGGACACCTTCACAGCAGATTTAAACTCCGCACGCCCAGTACCCGGTTCGGCGGTAAACTACCGGTCAACGATTTCCACTTCGAGCGGTCCTGTACAGGAGAGCTCGAGACAATCGCGAACGACGACGGGGAAACTATCCTCGACGCTTTTGACTACACCGCAAACCCAGCAGTCACAGAAACTCTTCGAGAATTCATCCGGAGCAGTCGCTCACCAGCAGATGACTTTTCCAGGGTCTATACCCATGGACTCATGTGTACAGCTTTTGAGCCAGCAGATGAAAGTTATGCAGGAACAGTTACAAGAATTGGTAAGGCAGCAAAACGCGCAAAGCGCAGCGCCCCAAAACCAGTCCTCTTCGACGAAGCCAGACAATCAGACTGGTGGAACGACGACCTCGAACCCTATACCCGCTTCTACTACTCAACAGCAACAAGGAAAACGGAAAGCGAAGTCTTCGTCGGTTACATCGACCGACAAGCAACAAGGTCAGGTGGCTTAGGCCATGACAGGGACCCTCTATTGATGGAGGGCAGCGAGACGCTAAAGTCAACATTGACACATCTCTACCCCCACGTCCACAAGGAGCAGTATAACTCCTTCTTTGAAGACGATGGTACCATAGTAGATTCGGTCTGGAAGGCAGCCCTTCAAAAGATCGATCTCACTAAAACCCCCGGTTCACCCCTCAACGCTCTCGCGTCTAAAAACGACATCATCATCACACGATACGAGACAGAGCTCAGGCAGCTAGTTACAGATCGCATAGCGAAATACGAACAGCTGGGCAGAGCAGTGTTTGAGGGTAAACTCAACATAACTCGCCTTACACGCGCGGATGACATTGCCCTAGCAACTTACCTCTTTGAGGAAGGATACTCTGATGCAATCCTCGTAGGATGGAAAGGCGAGCCTCGCAAACTCGACAAAGATCCACGTTTAGTGGCCCAGGTGTCTCTCATCATGAACATTTGCGCTAGATTAATTTCTGGCGATTTCCTTACGCAGGAGCAAACGTACGATGACATACCAACTGCCACCAGATTAGACATCATAACCAATGAAGAAAGAGACAAGCGACAGCAGAAGTACGAGAATCACTTCCCTTTGTATAAATCAGACATGCAGGGATACGAATACTCTCAGAAACCGCAAAATCGCATCGACTACATGATTTATGAAGCGCACACTTCCGGTGTTCGTGATTATTTCACAGGTAATATTTCTTCTATGAAACATTGGTATGCCTTAATAGGCCGTATGGTAGTCAACACGTGGCGTGTTATCCGATTCCCTGCGGGCGACTTGGTCGTCCCGCCGCCAGGTAACATGTCGTCGGGTGATTTGTCAACGTACTCCGAGAATTCATTTACTCGAGCTCATCTAGCCAACGACGTCTCCCTTGAGGCAACAGGCAGTGAAGTTCGTTTTATCGAATCAGCAGGAGACGACGCAGTCGATTCTCTTATGGATTATCGACATCTCTACGACAAGCGAGGGTTCAAAGTCACGGATTATGGCATCTGTGATCAAGACGGCGTCCGCCACGGTGATTTAATCACAAATGGGGAAGTGTCCTTTTGCTCCACCACGTTTAAGCGAGGTGGTTGCTACCAGGAGAACCTACACAAAACAGTGTACGCGATGCTCTTGAAAGGATACGATGACCAGGCGTATGCGTCCTTCAATTTATGTTTTGAGAACCACCCCCAGTATCAAGAAGCCCTCTCAGTTCTTGATAATATGGGATACAAGGCGGCACCGCCACTTTAGGGCAAGTGGTGAAAAGAAAACAAAGAGTTTTTAGCCGTAACCGTAGCCTCCGAGATCTGAAATGAAGAAGAGCGCTAAAACCCCCCAAAAGAAAAATAAGACGAAACAACCAGCAAAAGCTGCCCCTGTTAAGAAGCCGATCACTGGCCTCATTCACTCCAAATTCGCACACAAGATTTGTGGTCTCACTGACCCTTTCTGTCCTCACGCGATGGGAGCTAAGTACCCAGATGATTCCTCCAATCGCACTCTACCCTTGACACACAGGTCGATGTTTACATTGACGACTGATGGCAACGGGCAAGTAGCTGCTATCTGGAGTCCTTCATGGTCGAACGAACCTATTGCACACCCATCAGCCCGTACAGGCTCCACGGTCACTGCATGGGCTCCGTTCGACGCGCAAGGCCTTCTTTCAGGAGTTGTGAAGTACCGCATCGTAAGTAGCGGCTTCATTCTGCGAGGTGTATCAGCTCCTTTGTACACACAAGGGACATTGTTTCTTCGATCTTACGCAGCCGACAGAAGTGCTCTCACGCCCGTGGAACTAACATCGTTCAACGCGACGTACACCAAGTCGACACCATTGCGTGACATCCATGAAGTTTCATTCGTCACCCAGCACAACTCAGCCTTACCTCAGACGTTCTATGGTATTTCTTCCACAGCAGTGGGATACAATCCAGCAACGATCTTTGTTACAGGCGGGCCAGCTAACACAGAAGTCCTCACTCTAGAGGCCGTAGTCCACTACGAACTAATCTTTGATGATTCAGAAGGAATGGCTCAAGTAGCCACACCTTCACCACCTGCAAACTCGTTATTAACTAGTGCCGCTAGCAAAGTCACATCTACGATGGCACCTTATTTCGAAAGAGGAGTTCTTGCAGCTTCAGAGTACGTCGCCAAACGTGCAATGAATGCCATAGCCACGGCAGTGGGTGGTCCAGCATTAGGCGCAAGCATGATGCTGTTAGACCATTGAATTCATGATTCGTTTTTCGCATTTTCTTTACTACTCGTCGGGAGGATAACCGAATCACGATCGGAAGATCGACTCAACCAAAGAGGATAAAATAATTTC